GTCGTAATTCAGTCCTCGCAATGCCTCAGCGCTTTGAGCCACCAAGGCAGCCGTGACCATGTTCAAAGCAACACGAGGCACGGCAGACCACGCAGCGCCGGATTGTGTCGGGCCTGTGTAAACACTAACCAGCGTCAGTGATGTATTGTTATTTACTGCTTTAACCGGAAGTGTATAAGGGATGCCGCCGACAGTTACGACAATAAAATCGCCAGCAGCAAGTTCTGCTGTAAACGCTGTGCCGCTGCCAGTAACAGCATCTGTGTCATTGGTAAGAGTTAAGGTTCCTGCTGACATGAATATTTCCTCAATACATATCCGGAAGGACAAGAATTGGCATATTGATATTTTGATTAAATGTCATATCAAATCTGTTGTCATTGTAATTACCAACAACCTGATTATACGCTGACCGGATGCTTCCACCTGACATTACCACGCCCTTTTTCCTTATATTAAAATATCCATCCACTCGTCTTGACTGCGCACCTGTAAATACTATCTGGCAATATTTATCACCTATGTATTGATTATTGTCTGTTACCGTTAGCTGCTGGTCATATACAAATGGGCGCTTCACTGTTGAAAATGTCACCTGCCCAGCCGAATTAGTCATGGTAATGCCATCACCGGCTACAGGCGCGGTATTATTGAAAATTACCAGTTCCATTGTTACAGATGCGGAAACATCATCCCGTCCTGAGTAATTGATGTCTCTTACAATAATATTTGCTCCGTCAAATCCTACAGACACATTATTGTTATCCCACTTCCCGAATGGTATTCCTGATACGGGAAGCGCCATCGAGCCGTTGACTGTCACCGTGCCAACATAAGCACATGTCATTAATCTTGCCTGATTCGAAATTGCAGTGAAATCAGTAGAGTTGGAAACGATAAGTCCTTCGTTGTAAGTAGCAGCAGGGAGAATTTCAAATACAGTTCCTGCCCAGTTTGGTATTCGCTGGTAGTTTCCCCTGTTTGTACCGTTAACAGTCACACCGTTGTCTCCGTTTCTTGTAACGGATGTCATATATATCGGTAAAACTATCCATGTCTGATTGTCTGCGAACTCCTGAACGTCAACCGGACGTGTCGGTAAAACAAAAACTGTGGAGCCTGACGTTAATGGAGTATTAACCTGAAACTGGTTTGCCCCCGTACCGTAACCAGCAAAACTTGTGCAGAATGACGGGGCACGGAGCCCCGCTGTAATCGCCATCGCAGGACGGCCATCGTTATAATCTATCAGTATTCCTTCCGGCATATTTTATCCTACCATCGCCCAACGACAACGCGCCCGCCACCAGGTAGATTTACCGTGATGCCACTGCCATTTATAACAACCGTGTTGTTTTCACCGTTAAAGGCAAACTGGCCACTGTCAGCGTAAAGTTTGCCATGCAATTCAGCATTTCCATTTTTATCAATGCGCCAGCCAGTTGAACCCGAAACGAAGTTATTCGACTGGATGTAATTACCAATTTTGGCATTGCTAATGCTGCCATCCTGTATTAACGCATCACTGATAAATACCTGTCCGTTATAGACAAAGAACGCAGCGGTATAGTTTCCAGGATCACTTCCGGAATAAATGCCAAACTGATCAGCGGCAAACACCGACGTTGATTTGTAACCACCGCTGCCGTCTGGCTCAATAGACATGCCGAAACCGGTATTGTATTTCACACCGTTTCGTACGATACCCATATTTAGTGTGTATGAGGCTTTGGCTGTCCCATCGCTATTTACCTCGGCTGTCATCTTCTGATTAACTGCTGAGGTGAGACTCCCGTCAGGGCCAATTTGGGACTGAACATAAGTCGACAAATCTGCTAATCCTTTCTCAGCAGTCGCGACTGTCGTTTTAACAACCATGATATCGGCACGCACTTCACCGTATTGCTGATACTGATGCTCAACAGTGCCGTGGTTCGCGAGGGCGTTTTCCATAATGCCTTCGAGATTGGTATCCACGCCTTCCTGAACATTTTTAAACGCATCAGATTCGCGAATCTGCTCATCTATGAGTTCGATCATCCCTGGAATATCTGCAGATGCCTGACCGGATGCCTCAACAAAATCTGATACGCCAAATGCGTTTCTGGTTCGTACATACACGTAATAGGTCTTATCCGCCTGCAATCCATGCAACGTCCACTGATTTGAGCGCCCAAGGAATTGCGCCTGGTCTTCAATATCTGCAGGATTGACGATCTGACTCTGCCCTGAGTACCAGAACTCAAACGATGTGTCTGTCGTTGCCGTAATGCGCATGACGGGGACCAGGTCAGCAGAGAACAAGCCTGGCGTCCAGATAACACTGGATGGTGCAGGTGGCGCACCGATGACCATACTAATTTGCGTCTCAGCGCCTTTCATTCCGTTTTCATTGCGACCGCGAACGCCAAGCGTGTATCCGCCGGCGTTCAGACCAAAGAACTCGTAGCGGAACTGGTCTGTTTCATATTGCGCAACCACTTTCCCGTCATCGGTGTATACATACACTTCAAACATCAGCTTTTTGGTAGTGGTTGCCGTCTCCCACGTGGCCGTAACCTGGACAGTCTCTGAGTTGGTGTTGATGATGCGCAGGTTCTCCACGTTCGGTACACGGTAACCGTTCAGCGTATCGTTGGGGATTTCAAACACTGCGCCTTCATCAACAATGGCCTGTTTGTTCGGATCATGCTGCGATGCGGTGATGCTGTAGACAGAATTGTTATCCGTCTCTGCAACGCTCAGGATGCGGAATAGTCTGGTGGAAACGTTGCTGGTAGAGATAGCGAATACAGTCCCGTCACGAACCCATGCAGGTGTGGTTTTCAGCGTCACGATGTTGTCGGCAATGCTGGCAATCACGTACTTAACGAATTTCCCGTCACTACCCATGATCGACATGGTGTCGCCTTCTGATATCAGAGACGAATCAACAGCATCAACGGTAATCTTATTGCCCGCGTGCGACATGATGCGCCCACCAAGACGCGCACCAGCATAGTTGTTGTCCATGACTTCAACGATGTCACCTGGCGTGAAGTGGATAGCATCGCGCGCCATCTGGAAAGACAGTCTGCTGCTTTCCCGTTTCGCCGTTTCAAGAAGCCATTTCCCAGCGCGCCATGCCTGACCACGAGACGTGCACCCGAATGCTTCAATTGTTGTTTCGTTGTAGTTCCCGCGGGCTATCATCTCATCGTCGGAAACATACTCTTTTACCTGCTCCCAGCCGTTATCCGGGTCAGTCCAGGACACAACAACGGCATTGTATTTCTCTGAACGCTTCACGGAGCTGCGCTTGAACTCGCCATCAACCACGTTAGCATTCGTGATTGTCGCAATTGGGTCTTGTGGCGCGTCCAGCATGACAGACAGTCGCATCCCGTCCCACAGCGCTATACCTCGAAACATGCTCGCTATCTTGTCTAGAATGTCTCGCGCACTCTCCTGCTCAGTAATATAGGCATTCAGCGTCATCCTTGGTTCCTGCCCGCCGTAGCCATCATTAACAAGCTGATCGCAATACTGTGAGAGGACGTACAACGCACCGTCATCTACATCGATATAACCGGCACGTTTCGCCAGGCCAAAACGCGTATTCTTCGCCAGTTCACGGAACAGCCACGCCGGGTTGTTAGTCCACGCTTTTTTGAATCCGCCAGTCCACAACCCAGAGTAAGTTCTGGCTATCGGATCGTAGTTGTCAGGAACATCCACAATCAGGCCGCGAAGATGATATGTGCGACTAGGGGTATCGGTGTACTGGTCACGGTCAATAACCGCACCCGCAATAGCGGAGAACGGATAATTCAGGTTATCGTCGGTGATCTCGCTGTAGCTGTTCCAGATGGTGCCGTTTGACAGCAAATCACTGGTGCTGTCCGGCGTAATTCGACGCACTCGGATATCGAACGGTTTAGTTTCCGGCGCGTCAATCAGGTGCGCCTCAAGATACTCACCGGATATTTTACCTGGGCCTATAGTAACGTTTTTTTCGATAACCCACCCGGTTGAACCGGTCCGGGACTCAATGACCATAGTTACTGAGGTGTTCTTTTGGTTACCTTTGGTGTCTTGCTCACCTAACCCTGTTGTCCCGACGTTGAAACGAACGCGGGTTACATCCTGATCGGTTATGGTGCGTACCAGCGGGGTATCGTAAGTGACCTCAGTGTTAACAATGGTAGTCGCTTCGATTGCAGAGAAACCGTTGATTGGCTCCTGAGTCTCCGAGCCGGGGCGCCATGCAACACTAATTCCGTTCACGTTGACATTACCGTTCGAGTCAGTGACAGGCGTCTTATTGAGCTTAAAGGAAGACAGGTGCTCCTGATCTACCGGGCCGTATATTTCGCCCTCGGAAATTAAATCCAGCACGCGATAGTATTGCTTTGATTTGAGGTTATCGTCGAGTAGTTTTGGGGTTGATGCTTTACCGCCGCCTGAAGACATAATGCCACCTTAGCTAATAGATTCCGTCCAGTCCTGGATGTTGCTTGTGTCGATACCTAGAGAAATAACATTTGAGCCAACTTCCATCTCACCGAGTAGTATTGGCACAGGTCTACCCTGCCCTACTCTGTTCTCCGCACTGGTAAATGAGTTATTCGTTAGCGTGTTTGTCTCAGCCGCTTCCGCTGACGTTTTAGTTTTCATGTTGCGGGACATGTATACCGAGTACGCAATTGAAGCCACGCTGACAGCAACCGCAATCCATGCCGCAGCAGCGGCAGTGATAGCGCCTTCGACTACCGGCACAAACAGGACTACAGAACCATCTTTCAGGTGGCGATCCAGATGCCATTGCATAGCGGATACCTCAACATCCTCGCCTGCTATTCGGATACGAAGTTTTGTATTGAGGAATGCTTTTTTGAATTCGTGATTCTGGGCAAGAAGCAGGCGCAGCCCCTGAGCCGGCGTATCTACGTTCAGAGGGATTTGGCGGTAAAATCGGCGTAAACTGCCAGCAAATTTAAAGATGAGCACTGTTCATGTCTCCATATGGAATGCATCTGCTTAACGTATGCCGGGCGCATTGGCTCTCTCCGGCTCAGATGGCCGGCGTGGTCGTGGTGAAGCACCATGTTTCCTTCGAGGAGAATCATTGCGTGGCAAGGGTCAGCGCCGGGGAATGGCTGCCTGATGATGACGTCACCTGGTTGCGCTTCGCCCGTCGATACCTGGCGGAAGCCGTTGAGAGGCATGTTGTTCAGATAAAGATTTTCACCACGCAACCACCACCCATTAGTGCGTTCGAAGTCAGGAAGGTCGATTCCGCAAAGATGATACGCATCCCTGAACAGGGTGTAACAGTCCATGACACCATGCTTGAACTTGCGCCCCAACAGCAATGGAACAGGCCTGAATTTCAGTATCCGGCCATCGCACGCCAGCCACCACGGAAGACCACTGGTAACCTGCATCTGGCGATCAGCGCCAGACAGGAACGGTACGTTTTGTGGGTGCGAGTGAAGGACTGCCGTCACCTCTCCTGCTTCCTCGGCCACCAGCCAGTCATCATCACTGATACGGAAATGCATACCTGGATCGGGATGTATGTTCCGACAGCGGAACAGCCGTTCGTCATCAATGATTAAGCCGCACACTTCATCCTGCGACGACGCCGCATAATCGAGTAATTCTTGCATCAGGAGACCTTTTGAGAGCCGGGGAAACTGCTGATTGGCATTGGTTCCGGTCGCGGATAACGGAAACGGCAGCCGCTACGGCGGTGAGAGCACTTATCTTTCGCCGGGTCTGCGGTTGGATTATCGCGCTCATCTGCAACTGGCGGCCCGTCATATCCACACCCAACGCCGCGATACTGCCACTGGCACACGTCAGCCAGAATAGTGCGAGCCGGGATAATGGCGTTATCGCAGTCAATTGGTGTCGCCAGCGTGTAGGTCACCTGTTCAAACGTCTCTTCCGTCATCTCCTCGACAACGTAGCGGGAAACGGCCTCCTGTGTCGGGTCTGCATCAGGATTACCGTTCGGAAAGTTAACCGCATCAAGATATTTTACCGGCACCTGACGCCTAGTGATTACCACGCCAAGCATGTCATCAAAATCGTGGTTAATCCCGGTAATCAGGCCGGTCACGTTCGCCACAACCATTGTTGGCCTGGCATAGGTCCCTTCGTTCTTCGACTCGAATCCTTCCACGGCTATCGGGTAAGCCTGGTACTGGTTGCCCTTCCAGATAACATTACCGAAATAGCCATTTGTACCGGAATGGAAGCGGATAAGGTCACCACCATATGGTTGCAGGTCTGCTTCGAAAAGGTCAATGATAGCGCCGACTCCGGCATCGACGCTTTCGATAATTAAATTTGCAGGTATGTCACGCACGAAAGACTCCAATAAAAAAGCCACCAAAAGGTGGCTACTGATCATTTGTCAGGGTGTTACGGGACATTAACCCTGGTTAAAGTGTGTGGTTCAGCCCGTCAGTGGTGGGACACTGGCGCACTCAGGTAACGAGGGATGGCTGATTACCTCTGATTAAGGGAAAATATGAAAGAAATAAGTGCCAAAATTCAATTTAATACAAAGAATCAAAACCTGAAGGAAGTAGCTGACGAAATGAATGATATTAAAATGATCCTTCTAAGCGTAGCTCTGAAGTTAGACAGTGAAGGACGTCAGCAAATCATCAAGGAGTTATCTGACATTAAATCCCCTTCTGTGCAGCAATGGGTTAGTAACCTGAAGGAGTTACATCAGGCTTAATTCCCAAACTTAACATATAAAAGCAAATGGCGGCCTGTTTCCGGGCCGCTTTAGTCGCCCCCTCTTGGATAAATGCCTCATTGATGAACACCCGCCCCCCATCGACAGCAAAATCCCTCCCTGCTAACACCTTTACCGTTTTTTCCAGCGCTTCAACTCGCTGTTCTAAAGTCATAATACTCTCCTTATCGTGGTACTTGTTCAAACGTGGCCGTGAGTTCGTATAACGGCCCGGTCTTTGTCATATTCCAGGAACGACAGACAAACAGCGCCTGAACTCCGGTATCAGATGGCGTCCAGTAAAACGCTTCTACCGCCATTCGAGCCCTGAGAAATGCCTCAGCATCCTTCACGGGGTTGCTACTGCAGGCCCCACCTATCCCCCGAAAAGTGAGAGAGTATTTATCCATGAGCGGATTGATACCCTTGGTCTGGCGCTGCTCGTAACCGTCACCGAGCTTAACAACGGCTACGTTTGGGGTACGTTCAACCTGGTACGCTCGCTGTGGTGTCCATGTGAATGTTTCTGGCACGATTACCTCCGTAGTAACCCGTTAGGGCGTTGCTGGTCACGGATAGTGTTCAGGCTAACCTGCTTCATCATCTGGGCCATCTTAGCCATGGTCGCATCGTCTATGCCGCCAGTGGTGTTGATTTCGAAGGTTATGTGCTGCACCACCCCACCGCCACCTCCGGCCTTATCAGCTGATATCACCTTCCCTGACTGGTTCGGAATGAACATCTGCTGACCGCCAGCAGTCTGGAAGATTTCAGAGCGGCCGTTCTCGTTGATGCGGTAGGCATTGCCAGCAGATACCGTACCGCCGTAGCGACGACCGCCACTATATCCGACACTGGCAATACTGGATATCAGGGAACCGCCTGCGGCTGCGACTTGTGCCATTGCAGCCATATTCCATGGAAACGGCCCAGACGCCATAGCATTGGAGATCGCCAGTTGAAGGTTTAACGCCGCCTGAGCAGTGGCAAAACCCTTACTGATTGCGAAAAGCGCCTTATATGCCGTGTTATTCTTTCCTTTACTGTTGGCAATAATGGTAGCCAACCCGTCGAATCCCTGAGAAATTCCGTTGAGCATGGTATTAACTACATCAACCTGCCTTTGGGCTTCCGTTCTGGCTATATTAATGCGCTCGTTTGCCGCCTGCTCCTGAATGGCTGTTTTAGCATCCTCGTAAAGCTGGGTGTTTTCTTTATCAATAGCTTGATACTTTGCCAGAGCAGCAAGCTTTTGCTGCTCCTCCAGATCGATTTGAGCCAGAAGATCAATGGAATTTCCAGTCTGGGCGTCTGGCATTACTTTGTATGCGGCTATCTCTTGCTGAGCAAACTTTTTGCCTTGCTCTGCCTGTTGGCGCATCTTGACCGCATTGGCTGCATCCCATTCGGCCGCAGCATATTTCCTTATCTCGGCGACCTGCTCTTTCGTAGCGCTACTATTTAAAGACTGCTCTGCCCTTAAAATGGCCTGTTCACGAGATAGCTCTTGCGTGGTGGTTGCAGCTAGTCCGGCCCTTTGCTTATAGTCCGCAATTTTCTGCGCATTTGACTGCATAGCAGTGGCTGCCTTAGATGACTCAGACGCAGCGTCCTTGGTTTCCTTTTTGCCTTTCTGCTGAGCTTGCTGGGCGTCGTATTCGGCAGCAGCTCTTTCACGAGCCAAGGCCACATCCCTTTCCATCTGCTGCTTAGATTTTTCATCATTAGCGCTTCCGGCGTATAACTTCCTTATATCCTGCTCAGCCTTCAACTGCGCACGCTTACGATCGTTAAGCTCACTCTGGAGTGTCACCTGGTCTTGCAGTTTATCAAGATAGTCCTGAACGTCTTTTGGGCGCTCTACCATCAAACTGCTGGAGTTGAATTTCTCCTTCGCTTTTGCGGCAAAATTAATCATGTCGCCAAGCTTGCCCATCATGCCAGCGGCAACACCCGCCTCCTCCCCATCCCGGCGAAGCAGGTCAATCCCTTGCCTCATCGTGCCATTAAGCGTGGCGCGTCCGATGTTAATAGCGTTCTGAGTCTGGCTGAGGCGATTCTGCGCACGCTCAAGCTCGAGAGTTGCAATCGCTAATTTATCCTGGGCGCCACCTAATGCTTCAGCAGCCTGACGGCCTCGAGTGGTGTTCGTTCCCCAGTTAGCGATCTCCCTTTCTTGCCTCTGAACAGCGGCAGTAGCATCGTTAAATTCTTTCTGTGCGTCGGCTACTGCATCGCTAAGTGTCGGCAGGTTCTGGCTTAACTTGCCAATGGTGGCTGCCAACTCGGTATGCGACATGGTCTGGAACTTAGCGCTCAGTTCATTGACGCTATCTGCCAAGTTATTGGCATCATCTCTGGCCTCTTTAGCTCGCTGAGAGAAATATAAAATCGCACTGGCCGCTAGCATGGCAGCACCAGCGGGGCCACCGATGAGAGACAATCCTCGGCTAACCAACCCTGCTCCTGTAGACAATCCAGCCTGTGCCGCTTTATTTGCTGCCAGAGCGCGATTGTAATTATCAACAGCGCCAGCGGCGGCTACGCGAGCGGCAGATAAGCGTTGCTCGGCAGCGGCGGCATTCGTCGCGCTAACCGCCGTCTGCTTCATCATCTCCGCAAGGCGGATCTCGTCCAGCGCCCGTTCTTTTGCGACGGCGGCTGCGCGCAGATCGGCGGCAGCTTTATTTGCAACGGCTTGCGCCGCCTGCATCTCTGCTGCTGACTGATTTCTTGCAGCAACTGCGGCCTTTACCTTCGCAGCGGTAGCCATTGTCAGTGCACCAACATAACGGCTACCCATAACAGCAGCAGCGGCGGTCAGGATGGCACTAAGAGCGCCGATGTTCTCACTGACGCTGATTACGGCATCGTTGAAAATCGCTGTGCCGGTTTTCACCGTGGAGTTTTCACCAAAGAACTTGGTGATGTTGTTCCCGGCTACCTGCAAAGCCTGGCTGATAGTTGTCGTGGTATTGGCGAACTCATTGCCAATCGTCACCCCCTGTGAAAGTAACCCGTTAACCACAACATCAGTAGTCAGTTTTCCAGCGGCTGCCATCTGACGCATCTGCCCAATGCCAACACCCATAGAGTCGGCAAGTGCAACGATCAGACGGTTGCCCTGCTCATTCACTGAGTTAAATTCTTCACCGCGCAGCGCGCCAGATGCCAGTCCCTGAGACAACTGGATAATAGCGTTTTCTGCTTCTTGAGCGGTCGCACCGGAGACCACAAAGCCCTGGTTAATGATGGTTGTCAGCTTAGCCAGATCATCAGCGCTGGTTCCATATTCCCTGGTTGCTCGCTCCAGCCTGGCATACAAAGAAGCTGTTGCGTCCAGGCTGCCGCGAGTTTGCTGCGTAATATTGAATACCCGCTCAGTAACGTCAACCAGTTGCTCGCTTGGGCGGAGGGCGTTCGCCAGTTTGTTATTGAGCGTTGTCCATGCGTCGGCGTACTGAGATACCTGTTGAACCGACAGGATAGCCATCAGAGAGGTGGCTACACGGCTTAAGCTACCAAAGGACGACGTTAGCGATGAAGCAGCCTTATCTGCGCGGTTGAATCCACCTTCCATGCCGTCTGTTATATCGCGAACCTGTTTATCAGCACGCAACAGCTGAGCCGTATCAGCCTTTATTACATATTCAATATCACCTACGTTCTCGGCCATTTCATTTTCTCCTGGCAATAAAAAACCCCGCCGGAGCGAGGTTGGTTGTTTGGCTTAATTCTTATCTACAAAGCTTTCTCCAGAGGGATGAAAAGTCCTTTCCTCCATCATCAATGTACGCACCACCATTGTAGATATATCTATCCTTCCCTGAGTAGGCACCAAAACTGTTTTTTGCGTTAACGTATCCGCAAACAGCGCCTGATTTTCCCACGTAGTCACCAGAAAACTTGGCCGATGATGGATCTTTTAACAATTCCTTTACTGCTACCTGACCTATAGATATTTTCCTTATCTTTGCGTGCTCATCTTCATTCACGGCTGATTTTAAACGCTCATATTCCATTTTTGACTCATACCTTTCCCCCCACAAAGGAGAAATTGAGTTAACCCATGACAATGATAATGCGCACACGATTATAGAAAGAGTCGACGGGATACCAATGTTCCATTTCCATTTATCAGCCCACCAAAAACAAAGCAAAACTAACGGAATTACGAGGGGAAGAGCCATTGGCTCTCTAAAAGCAAAGAAGCACGTCACAAGAAAAACAACCACGGCCAGAGAGAAAATCACCAATCCAATGTTTTTATTTGCTTTCTTGGTTTTTAATGTCTCCTCTTTTATCGCATCATCTTCCCGCTCTTGTTGCAATAAATATTCGCTATGTATGTAAGTTTTGAGCGGGGTATAGTTCCCACTCTCATCCATATCACTAATAGCGCCATGAGATATCATCTTTTCTATCAACTGATTAACATCATCATCAGTGATTTGCATACCTTTTTTTAGGTATTCAGAATCAAACTTACCTATAGCAAAAACGAAATTTATAGCCGATTTGTAAAGCGCTTCTAGTTCGCTGTTCGTCACATCCCTATCCCCCCACATTAAAAGATGGTCAAATCCTACCATCTGTTGACGAAAGGATCAGCTTTCGCTATCTTGTTTTGCACGAGGCGTCGAAACCTCTTCTCAACGCGGCCAGAACCAACCCCGTTAGTGTTGGATTTTTTATGCCTGTCATTCAGTGGACGCACCGCGCGGACACACCCCGATCAAAGTCGGGAGGGCGACGAATACAACACCCGAAAGGGGAATAAGTCCGCGGTCTCGTTGAGCCGTTTCGAACCTCCCGGCACCACTCCGATAGTGGTAATTCGAAGAAATCAACGAGGTCATTATGACTAACCAAATCATCATCTCCGATATATCCATTCGTCAGGATTCTGAAGGTCGTTACAGCATCAACGACCTGCATAAAGCCTCTGGCTCAGAGCAAAAGGATAAGCCTGTTCACTGGCTCGCATTGCAGAAAACAACTGATTTGATTGAAACAATTGAAAAGGTAGGAAACCTTACCTTTCCCCCAATCCGCACCACGCGCGGTTGCAAGGGCGGAACCTACGTCTGCAAAGAGCTGGTTTACGCCTATGCCACATGGATCAGCGCTGAGTTCTTCCTTAAGGTCATCCGAGCCTACGACGCTCTCGTTTCTGGTGATACTGCAAAGGCTGTCGCTATTGCTAAAACAACCGTTGACGATCGCACGCCACTACGCAGCCTCGTTAATCGTATTATGGCGAAGTACGGAACCACTTATCAGTCAGTTTACAAGCTTGTTCATCGCGAGTTCGGCGTTCAACATATCGATGAATTATCACCAAAGCAGACTGTAGAAGCTATGGAGTATCTTGCGGCCAAAGCAATTGAAGGTGAATTCCTCGGCAAGCAGAAAACATTATCCACAACATCTTTGTCGGCACGAGAGGCTGATTATCTAATTTGGCTTTGGGATTATGCTAATCGCTCCCAGCACTTGTATCGAGAACTTTATCCATCAATGAAGCAAATAAGGTCTGAATTTGCGGGTAAATTTTACGATTATGGTAGTGAATTCTCGCCACTCATAAAAGAAGCAAGAAAAGTGTTAATAAGAATCACTCGCGATGTAGACATAAATGAACCAGGTGGACCTATGAATTTATCGGCTTGGATCAGGTTGAAAGATAATTCCATCCCGTCATCACTTAGATAAGATCGCAGGCACAAGGATGTGCCACTCCACCAGTTGACGGAGAGGTCAGCAGGAACGACAAAACCCGCCGTAGCGGGTTTCACGTCATATCGTTGCGTAAGCTAAGCCATTTCTGGGAATTCTTCTTCAACTTTGTGCTCAATCGCTTCATGAAGACTTTCTCGTTTGCTCTTCTCATCAAGCAAGGCCAGAGTTTGTCTGTACTCTGGTGCTTTGGCAAATTCTACAAACGCAGCATCAAAGCCAAGACTCTTAACCTTCTGCTCAATAGACTTCAGTGGTACGCGGAAAAACTCCTTGCGGTTATTAATGAGGTTTACTCGATGAGCTGAGAACTCATTATGCAGACTAGCCTCCAGAGCAGGAGCATCATCAGAATAGATAAGTGCATGAATATCGAACTTGAACGGCACAGATGCTGAGCCAAGCTCATTGACTCTCTCTTCAGGCACCAGCCTTCTGGTTAATCCAATCTTATATACACCTTCGCCAAATGCACCCACATTTGAGATAACGTATACATGACCACTGCGGGTGAGTTGAGCCTGAGATTTTGCTCGTTCTGAAAGCTTCCTGGCCTCTTCAAGTTGCCGCTCAAGCTCAGCGATTCTTTGTTCAATTTGTTCTTTTTCTGCACTTGTTGCTTTCTCAAGTTCCTTGCGAGCCCGATCCATCGCTTTTTCGAAGTCACGTTCTGCCTTCTGCTCCTCGCGGATGGCCTTTTCATATTCTCTTTGGGCTTTTTCTTCTTCACGCTGCAACTCACGTTCTTCTCTTAGTATTTCTCGCTCATCTTGCAGCTTCAGCTCCTTTTCATGACAGAGCAGAAGCTCTTCAAGGCGGAGGTTAAGATAATCATACGTGATTCTAATATTCATGGACTCGCCGAACTTATTTATAGCATCGAAAGCGCTCTCAATTCGCTTCTGTAGTTGTTCAACATTACCGGCTTTTATTTTAGCAATCGCTGCATCGCACTCGCTATTGAACGCCCTGACAAGCAGCTTCACGTAGCGCTTAACCATTTTTTTGCCTTCAGCTTTACTGCCATTGACCTGCCAGTCGGTGCTGAAATCACATGCAGCCTCTTGTCTCAACAGGATCTTTTGCCTTTCTTTATTTTTGGTAATGGCTTCCTGATAAGCGACTGAATCATGATAATCGAAGGTTGGCTCATATACACCATAATCAATCATTGCAGCAGCATCACTAACACTGGATAGCTTTTCAGTTAGCTTTACGAGAAGAGCCCGTTTTTCTCTGTACTCTGACTTCAAAGCAGCCAGTTCTGCTTCATGGATAGAAAGAGCCTCCTGCACTGCCTTTTCTTTCTTGTCAAGGGCGGAGCTTTTTTCGTTAAACTCTTTGTCGAATGCTTTACGCTTCCCTTCAATTTCTTGCTGAATGCTTTGTCTGGCACTCTCCTCATCATCAGATAATTTTTTTCTGAATGATTTTTCCTCTTCATTAAGTTGATTGCGTAACCTTAATTCCTCTGCCTCAAGATCTACAATCTTGCTGAATCTCTCCATATCAGCATCATGTTTCTTTTTCTGTGATTTGAGTTTGATAAAACAGATTAGCAGAATAATTAAAAGCAGCAGAATGCAACCAAGTAGCCCCCAAACCATGCCTATTTTCCCCTCTCCTGAGTTAATAGGCATATGGTAACAAAGCATCAAGAAGCGATCATTACATAACCAATGCAAATATTACGCACTAGCGGTAGTGAATGGCTAAGCTTTCTTTTCCTTAGTCAGGATATATAATGTTTTTTCGATGTTTTCCAATTTTGAAGACATCGCCTCCCTGAACCACTCCATATCCTCTTTGCTATATGTCATGGTGCAAGTATAAGAGTTTTTTTCTTGCTTGCTGTCTGCTACTGGCGCGGCAAAAGACATAATCATTGAGATAATCCATTCAGCACCATTCTGGTGCAGCTTTTAGCGCCTGCTTCATCGCTTACCTCAACCTGAGCGGGCCATTTAGTGCGGCCCATGCCTCTGCGCATCCAACGCCAGCATTTGTTCTGCCCAGTCCATGACTTCGTCGTATTTCTCCTGAGTCGGCACTCTGGCTTTCTCTTTCTGCGGAAATTTAGCGTTCATGGCGGCCCGGAAGCTGGTCATGGTCATATCCCATGCGTCTGACTCGCTCATGCCGAGGTGAGCAACAGCGGTATAGACGAATGACCGTACATCGAATTTGTCGCTGTATTCACCCTTCTTTCCTTCGAATTCTTCCGGTGGCTGGTCGCCCATTACACCATGAAGAATCAGATGGCGGGCAATCTGGATAACATCCTCGATCGGGATGGCTCCCGGCTTGAACAGAAGTCGCCCCGCACTAGTAACCGAGTAGGAACCGATAACTTCAGCAACGTCACCTTCAGAACAGCGCTTGACTACGTTGGCTGCAGCTGCCGCCATTTCAGCAAAGCAGCGGGCATTAGCCGCTTTTAGTATCTGGGGGTCAGCAATTCTGTGCTTTGGGTAATGGCCCGCATGAACTTTCACCAAAACATCAACGATTTGTTCAGGCGTTCCGATTCTGGACATAGCGAGGAATGAAGGATTAAGAAATATCTCTTTGTCGCCGGCGCGAATGACAGCCTGGCCGATATCGGTGATTGCTTTCATGAATCCCCATAAGAAAAAGGAGGACGGTGCCTCCTGAGCAAGAAATTACGATGCGTTGACAGTCACTGTGACCGGATTGGTGGTTACACTGGCTGCGGTACTGGAGCTAATCTGACAAGTATATGAACCAGAATCGCCTGTTGTCGCACTGGACTTAGTATATATAGCTGTCGTACCACCGGAGCTCACATTGGTTCCGTCTTTTTTCCATTGATAAGTCAATGATGAGCTATCTGAAACAGTAGCTGCAACAGTGAGAGTCAGGGTGTCGCCAGCAGTCAGTGTTTTACCCTGCGGCTGGGTGGTAATGGTAATAACTGCCCCGACATCACGCACGTCAACCTGACCTGCACTTGATGCCTCAATGGACCACGTTGCCACATCATCGTGTGGAGCTTCATCACCCCATGAAGTAACCATGAATGGCCCTTCGGTGATATCGTTTGGAGAGATGATTTTGAACCACACATACGGCTGGTTGCTGGTCTCCGCTGGCGGGTTATAAACGTGACGCTTCAGCGCGTTTTGCGCGTATACATCCTCTTTGCGGGTAACGCCGTCACCAGAGAACGAAATGTTCTTATAGGTAACAAGATTTTCCTGCGTAAACGCGGCGCTCATATCGGCAGTTGCATCTGCGGTTTCCCACTCTGCATTAACTGTTTTACCGCGCATCATGCCGAGTCGCTGGTAAGCGCTGGCGGTAGGTTGTACTTCCGGGCAGCCAATCGCGTAATAAACGACGACATCACGCCCTGTGAAAGCACCTGCTTCACATGCCATGTCTTTATCTCCGTGTTATCGGGAAATGATGGTTTGAAAGGAAATATCGAAGAGGTAACGACCTTCTTCGGTCTGGATGGCGGTGATGCCGCCGATTGGCTGCATCGAGATGATGCATTCGGTTCTGTAGTCGTCGATCATCGCCTGGCGGATGGCGTCGGCGCGGTTTTCAACTTCATTGATGTCGCTGTCGTTCTGGCCTGACAAAACAAGGATGCGGAAAAAGTCGCGCGTTATGGCTTCCTCAGGCTTGCCACCGCCGTTTTGCTGGATAATGAGATATCGTTCCCCCTCCGTACTCTCCAGTTCATTCCAGAAGCGTTTCTGGATGCGATAGCCAGCATCAAAGCCATGCGATTGCAACCACGCTCTCAGCGCGTCATACACTTCGCTACGTGTCATACTTTGTACCCTTGCTTGATGATGGCCTTTATCTCGTTGAAACCGTCACGCTCGAAGCCTTTGGTCAGGAACCCCGGCTCGGCATCGGGATCCCAGTAGTTCCCCTTCCCCGTGCCGCCACCGAATTCTTTTCCAGCGCGAGTTCTGCCGAAGTGTTCACGCGGCTGGCCTTTTAGCTTCCCGGACATACCGTGAACGGCGGCAGCGTATGCAGCCGTGTACCCGACCTTTCCCTGCATCCCACCGGGCATTGGTTCAAGCTTTTTGTACTGGCTGTTGATAAGCGTGGATGTGTCAATGGGAGTAAGTAGCGCGGCGTGAGACGATCCGACAATCATGACCTCAGTCAGCACTCTTTCTGTGCGTGGCCCGGCAATTTCTGCCAGCACCTTGCTGGTGTTCATCTGAACACGCTTGATACCTTTAACGGGCATACCACCACCTGATAATTTGAATAAACGCAGCGCAGCAAGAGAAACCCAGGACAAAACAAGCCAATCCAAGAGAAAACATAGTTCACCTCACGTCAGAATTTTGTAGTCCGGCTCCTCGCCGAATGGTGACATATCCCATTCCGTCACCGCTTTGATGACGTTCGCGCCAGCTTTCAGGGGATCGACCTGCGCCGTTGTGTCACCTCTGGCGATATACCAGTCGCGTAACGGCATGGTCGCATCGACGCCGTTACACTTCAGTTCAGTGAAGAAAATCAGGTTCGTGGTGAACTCTTTCCCGCTGGCATCTACCGCAACTTCATTGTTCGCCGTCCAGGTACAGTCAATCAGGTAGGGAGTTCCGCTTGTCCAGGCGTTATTCCAGTCGTCGTAGACGCGCGGGTAGATGGTCGCAACGTTGGTGTAACTCCAGCGTGCTATTTCAGACATTGCCATCCTCCCACCGGATCACCTCCGGTTTTTCCGCTGCCACCTTTCGACACAACAGATACCAGTCACCGTTGCTTTTGACATAGCCGGTAACGCGCTTACCAATGTCTGTCATCACCCAGACTTTGACGAACGGCTCAGGCAATCGCTGCTTAACCGATATCCATGCCATTACTTATCCCCATTACACATGCAACCACCTTTACCAATCCAGATACCAGCAAACGCTGTATTGGTCGGGTCTGGGGGGATGAGTCCATTGGCACACCTGAATTTGTCAGCGCCACGCAGCAGTGACAAGGCCCCCTTCCATCGGTCAGCAAAAGACTGATACCGAAATGAACGCGATGCGCCGTTAGGCGCGGTCTGAGAGCTGATGTATCTATCACCCTGCCCCAACGCCATTAAACCCAGTAAATAGGACTGAATTAGCAGCGCCGTTGCGGGCGGGTAATGTGCATCGAGGCACTCCTGAATACTGTTAGCCTGCTCTACGATAGCCTGCAGAATGAAATCTGGCAGCGTGATACCCACTGACTCCAGATATTCCTTGGCCTGTTCTGTGGTAATCATGCGAACCTCTTATGGCCCTCCGAAGAGGGCATAAAAAAACCGCTTTCGCGGCTATTCGTTTTTACGTGGTCGGCCTGATTTCGCTTCTGGAGTTGCCGGTGTTAGGTCACTACCCGCCTCTCCACGCATCAGACGAACGTTCGACTTCATGGCTGGATGCAGTTCTTTTATATCCACCACATCGCCAACCTTTACGCCGAACCATGGTCGTACAACTTCGTATTTAGCCATACCATTTCCTTACACAAGGTTAGCGCCATAGACAACTCCGGACAGGCCTTGGTCGTCTGCGGTGATTTGCAAACCTTCAGCAGACATGATCTGGAAGTTGTAGTTAACGTTAGGTAACGGACGCGGCAGCGGCACGACGCCAACAGCCATACCAACCAGCGGAGAAATGATGTCCTGACGGCGAACATAGGCAATGAACTCGTTGCCACTCAGCGCAAAGGTCGGGCGAATTTCACGAACAGGCGCAAATGGCAGCACAGCATTCAGTACGTTGCCGCTAACTACGCCGTTTACTACATACGGTTGAGCCAGGTTAGCCCAGATTTCAGGTGACACCCACATCACATCATACTGAGCGACTTTGTTGGCGCGCGCCAGCGTACCAAATGCGCCTTTCCCGAAGAAAGCAAACAGTGCTGTCATATCGGCAGTGGTCAGGTCTATATTTGCGCCACCCGAACCAGAACCCAGGTTGATCTTCTTGGTGTTACGGTGGTTTTTGATACCCTGTGCCGGGTAGGACTGCACCTGAATATTCGGGTCGCCGTTCAGATAGTAGTTGACACGCTTCTGGTTAAACTTGCGCATTTTAGCCATCTGCGAATCCAGCACAAGGTCAATACCGACAGAGTTAAGACCAGCAGCATGACGCCAGTTCACGCCGTAACCTGCGGTGAATACCGGAATCGGGTCGCCATCACTCGCATATTCGGTATGGTCAAATGAGAATGGAGCCTGACCGTCAATGCTCACAGACACATCATCAGCGATATCACCAATAACGTTGTAGAGCTTTGCAGTTTTGCCAACAGAAAGAACAGTCTGCACACCAATCAGGTCGTTGACGATTTCCATGCCAACCTCCTGATCACGCAGTTGCAGCACCTGACGGTCAATCTCGGCCCAGAAATCACGCGTAAAACCGCCTACAGCATTAACCGCCAGCCATTCAGGAGTCATATTAGAACGATTTGCCGCAATCATGGCATCATGCTGTGCGTTCCACATGTTGCGGTTTGCCCAAAGCTCATTCCAGTGACCACCAAGGCGCGAGTTGGTCGCCAGTGTCTCTTTAGAGAAATACATATATGTTTATCCTTTTGTTACGCGCCTGCAGCGGCGGCAGTGCCAACGCGCATACGAACGCGAATGAAGTCGGTGGTGCTGGCTGCGATGGTGAACTCGTCCTGGCTGTAGCCGATTACTGAATCGGTGTCGCCAGTTGCCAGTGTGAATTGACCAGCCGCACCAAGCTTAATCGGGCTGTCCTTCTTGTACGCACCAGGTACACACAGAAGCGCAAGTTCACGGCCTTCTTCTACATAGTTGCCAACAGCAGAATCGCCAGCAGGAACGGCATCACGAATGCCAAGTCCCTGATGATAAGCGCAATCGATAATGTACATGCGGCCAGTTAATGCAGTGGCTTGTGCGAACTTACCATCACTGTTAATAGTGACGGCAGTGCCTGGCAGTAGTTCTGCGGAGGTGAGGCGGGTTTCGGTCTTGTAGAGCGATTCCCCGTCGATATTAACGCGACGATAACGTGACATTATCCAGGCTCCTTATTTGAAGTATTCAGATGCGGCAGGTGCGCCAGTTTCTTTCTGATGCTGAGCAGAGTTAGTACCCAGCGGTGCGGCATCACCAATGGTTTTGTACATCGCGTCCAGCGCTTCGCCAGACAGGGCGTTAGCCACAATCTCGCCGTGAACTTTTGCCACCGCTTCACGCTTCGTTTTCTCTTCGGCGCGGGAGTTGGCAGTCAGGGCTTCAGAAAGTTGTTGCTGATTGGCCTGTAGCGCATCAACCTTTTCCGCGAGAGGCTTGATAGCCTTTTCGGTATTGGTGGCGACGGCCTCGCTAACCATGCTGCCGATTTGTTCCAGTTCTTCTTTGGTTAAAGGCATGTCGCCCTCCATTTTGTGGTTTGGTGCAGGGTTATCCTGCGGTGTGAAAAATGATTTGAGCTTGTTGACGACGGCAACCCATGAACTCTGGCGCTGAACCTCTGTCCAGGTATCGTCAAAGACAATCTTTCCGCCCTCAGATTTGTATCCGTAAACCTTCGGATCGCCATTGTTGAGGATGATTACGGCCTGCGAGTCAGTGAAGTCAGCCACCCAGGCGTATTCTTTCTCTCCGGGAGCGAATTTATCTTTCGCATACTTCTCCAGACGCCGCTCTCGCTCGCGATAGGTTTCGCCAACCAGCGCACCGGAATTAGCCTTCAGTGGCGTGGCGAGGTCAGCGTTAACCATCATCCCTACCCCCTGCTCTGGCGTGGCCGCGCCAACCTCATCCAGAAGGATGGCGTCATGATCCATCGCGTGAATTTTCGCAACCCATGAAGCCCCCTGAGCTTTCTGCTCATCGTTCGCTTCCAGTTCTTCCAGGAATACGGCAACGCTGGTATGGATTGGCGGAACATCATCGCCTTTCTCCAGCGCCTCAAGACGCTCAAGAAGACGCTTGCCATCATCTGTACGCTTTGCCACTTCTGTGTCGATCCACTTCTCGACGTAGACACGGTTACCTGACTTCTTGACGTTTTTGTTCCACGCCCCGACATATCCCACATTCAAGCCTTCAGGACTGAAAGCCGAAACAAACTGGCCGTTTACCTGTGGATGTCCCAGCGGTGCCAGCGTCCCTTCCAGACCGGTATAGTGCTGGTCAATTTCGCTGGCAGGATAGAGTCCGCCGTTCATGACCACGTTTGCCGGGAGGGTGTAGGAGGGAACAACCCAGTGCTCACGTCCGTTGTGTTGTTCCCTGCGAATGGCTTTGCTGTTCACTTTTGAAGTGACATTAACCTGTACTTTCATTGAAGATTCTCACGTTTATGCAGCGTGCTTGCGCCCACAACCGCAATGCGAATAATTGGGAACCAGTCCTGCCTGCTTCGCTTTCTCCAGCCCTTTTCTGGCCATGTTGATAACGTTCGGGTAAAGAGGATTTCCCGCCTCATCAACGAGAACAGATACCTGAGTGCATTTGCAGTTGATTGCGTTTCCATTGATGCTGTACCACTCCCTCACATCTTCCGTTGTGTAGAGCTTTCCATGTCGTAACGCGTGAGACTGCCTGGTGGTCGTGCTGAGCGCTGACAAATGCAGTTGGCGGGTGAGTATCCCGTATTGCTCCGTTGCCTCATCTGATTCATCCCATCGACCACGGCGCAGCGCGGTGGTAATCTCCGTCCGGGCAATACGATTAGCCCGGCGAGACTCAATACCTGTCTGCTCAGTGATGCGCTTCGCTATCTCCAGCGGGTTCTGTCCGCGCCCCAGACCATCGGTCAGTATCCGCGCCATGTCGGCTTTCACGGTGGCACTGAAGTTCTTCATTTCCTCGAAGGTACGAGCACGAACCAGAATGAGTCTGCGGCGGTACGGCTCACTCAGGAGGATTGCCGATACGCTTTCCTGTCCTGCCGCGTACACGGCTGACTGCTGCGCCAGATTGGCAAATTCCTGCGCCGTGCCGCGCTGATACGCCGGGTTGACGTAATCAGTCCAGAACCAGAACCCCGTCTCGTTATCCGCACCCAAAATCTCATCCACCAGCAATGAGGCATTGCTGAGGAGCATTGATAGCTGGGTGGAGTCGAGTTCGAAGGTGTAGCGCTGGTTTACTGATGGTGATGCAGGAATGCGGTCGAGGATGTCCTTGTAGGCTTTGCCAATGCGTTTCATTCGCCTGGAGAACTCGTTCATTGCTCCGCGCTCAAGGCGGTCAGCGCCTGTCGGGTCTTTAAGGTTTCCGGGTAGTATCGGTGATTTCGCTTTCTTCTTCGTCATCATCTATCTCCGGAAGTGGTTCAGGTGAACCCTCATACCCGGCAGCCACACGAATCTCTTCACCAGTAAATACCTGCTCGCCTGTTGCTAATGATGCGCTGTTTATCTGCGACATCTTCTGCGCGGCATCCAGTTTTTCACTATCGCTTTGCGCATTAAGGTCGTCCCAAATAACTGTTTTATGGCCTATCGGGTCGATAATGCCGAGGTTAATCAACTTGTCGCAGAAGTCCTCAATCTCGAATGACAATTCGCCTCGTCGGGACTGGCAGCGAGCATTGAAGTACTTCTGGTCCTCTGTGCTGGAACGCTCGGCCTGCTGATTACCTACGAGAATGCGAGTCGGAATATCTACGCCAGCGGAAGCTGTCTGGAGGTTAACGTCGTAGGTTGCTGTTGGGTCTGCTACGGCAGTGACAAGTGGTGTAACTGTCGCCCCCTGCGTGGTCATTAACACATCGTTACCCCGGTTAATTTCCCCGGCAACTTCGTTAAACTTTTCCTGTAGCTCATCGATACTCACGCCATACAGCGACGCCAGATTATTGAAGTCGATTTCCTTTTCAAAGTTGACGTTAAGCTGGCGTGCAGCGTTCTTCAGGAACGACTCACCGGAACCACCTTCCACCTTCTCCAGACTGACAAAAGCGTTGTATGCAGGCTCAAGGAAACCTATCGCATCGTCTGTATAGTCACCAAGAATGAAAACTCGACCAGGGTGGATGTCGACACGGCGAGAGGAACCATTGGGTAGAATCTCTGTGTACTGCCACATCTTCGGCTGACCATAATTCTTTGAAACCACTCCGTCATGCCATTCGCTGACTTTCAGTGAACCGGCCCATGCAATACTTACTTTTTCCAGACCACGCCCTTTCGTTGGTTCCAGATTCCACGCTTTATTATCTCGAATATGCAGGAGAATTCCTGCATAGCGGCCAACGAGACGTCGCCGATCAGCATCAAGAAACGCGCGCCAAAGTCGGTTAGTGAAAACCTGCTTAGTTTTGGACTCCCAAGACGTTTCCATGCGTGTTTCATCTGACTTTTCACCCTCAATGATTTCAGGGTTTGACTGCCAGCATTTACCAACAAGCTTTTCTACGGCACCGTGAGCTATACCACCGCGGCGGTAGAGCTTGTAAAGGTCATCGAAGGTTAATTCTTCTTTGAATCCGTATTCGCACCAGGCTGAATTACGCTTAGCGTCCAAACCCATTGAAGGATAAAGTAGCCCCATGCGGGCGCGAGCAAGCCTGACGTCATTCAGCGCGTGATTGACGGCTAGTGTTAATTTGTCAGTCATGGATTGTCCGTTATGGTCGTTTAGGTGGTGGAGCAATTCCCCTGGCAGGATATTTGGTGGCACATGGCTGATAACCCGGCCCGCCTTTTCTTTTGCGTTCGCAGCCAGGGCATTTGCATTTGTTTTTCATGATTATTTCCCCCTAAGGCGCTTAGGAATCATCATCCCCATCGATTGAGGTTTGCGTTTGATATACCCGTCCAGACCGTATCGGATTCCATCCCAGCAGTGGTTGTACTTATCCTCGATAATCGGCAAGACTTCGCCAGTGATACGGTCTGTTTTGTACGAGTAAAGCCGCGCCTCTTTCGCTGTTTCTTTGCAGCGAGGATGGATGATGATCTTCTTAAATCCACGTAGGAAAGTGATGCCGTCCTCTACGCTACCCTGCCATTTCTGAGCAGCTGAGATGTTGAATCCCTGCCCTTTGATATGGCTGATAGTTTCTGGCCTGGAGTTGTCGGCTTTGATGGGCCATTTACGCGCTTCAGGGATACCGGGGAATTTCGCATCGTCAGTGACCTCCCAGTCCTCAAGCTGTTTCGGCGTGGCATCGGTTTTGCCTGCATAAAACTTCCACATATCGTCGAGCTCTACGCCATTGCCGTAGGCCTCGTATTCGATGTAGAGGTTGTTATCCAGAATGAACATGCGAATAAGCGTGCTGGGGTCTTTCGCGAATCCGAAGTCAGCACCGAACAGCAAGCGCTCTGATTTCCTCCATAGATTGTCTTCGAAGCTCTGCACGACGTATTTGTTAGCCAGCACCTGCTTATCTGAGTTTTCGAGGTAAGCCCCCTCCCATATCCACGCGTAATCTGCGTAATCAAGGTTTGCCAGGTCTTCCTGTCGCTCTTCCTCAAGCACCGCGGGGAACCATGGATTGTCAACATAGTTCATCTCGACAATAATTGAGCTTTTTGGGGGATTCTTTCTGAAAAGTTTGTCGGTGGCGCTGCCGTCCTTCTCCGGGTTCCACGTAACCCAGATTTCTGAGCCTTCTTCACGAACGGTCGGGCGAAGCTTTTTCCACGCAGTCGAAGAAACAGACTCGGCCTCGTCAACCCAGGCTACAAGAATTCGCGCTTTTGATTTGATGCTGTCTAGGTTATGGCGAAGACCGCAGAATACATAGCTGACCTTGCGGTTCTTTGTCCTGATGTATTTCTCTCCAATGTCGAAGTAATCGTCAAGCCACGCCACGGAGCGAATTGCCTGCTTTACCTCCTCCATGGAGGATTCTTCCAGCGAGTTCATGTATTCTCGAGCGCACAGGATAACTCCACTGATATTGGCTTCTGCCGCTTGATACGCTTTGACGGCAGTCATTAGTGCAAAAGTACGCGTCTTAGCAGATCCACGTCCACCGTGAGCACCACGATAACGGACTCCTTCTGTCGCGAATACAGGAACTAACTTGGCAGGTATCTGGAGGTCAACTTGGCTTTCCATTGGCTGGGTCAACTCCTACCAGGCGAATAGTGGTTGGCTTCGTTGCCATGGTTCCATCAGATGAGGTGTGATCGATAATCTGCTTATCAAGGCCGACCAGCTTAGCTTTGCCCATTGTCGCCGCTACAGCTGCAGATGATTGTGGCGTCTCGGCGCTTAAGGCTTTTTGTCTGGCCTCTTCCAGTTCAGCGAGGAGAGAATCGACGGTGACGTTATGGCGTTGCTTAATCTCGCCCCTCAATTCTTTTATCCTTAGGGCTATCTTAGGGTTATCCTGCAACTTACATGCTTGAACATGTACTGCCTCCGGCTTCATCTTGTCAGCAGCATACGCCGTCCGATAAGCCTCAGAAGCATTACCCGTTTCGATGTATGCCTGACAGAAAGCTTCTTGCTTAATTGTCAGACCTGTCATATTGGAATATTCCACTAGTTATTGAGTATCATGCCTACAGGCACACATAAAACATATTCTGCTTTATCGAGCCTTTACGATAGAAAGCTCTGTAAAACACTCTCGATTTCTTCTACCCCCGCATCGAGATGGCGAGCAATGAGGGATAAACCAGCCATCGAAAAAGCTGCAAACCCCGGTATGCATCGTTATTGATTATCATTGCACACTCACGCAGAAGGAGCTCCCATTAAGGGCTGCGGTCATTGTTAATGCGATGATACTGCGACGATACAACGCTGTTATTTACCCCACTTACTGGCTTGGGTTGTTTCGCGGTACTGCTGCTAATTGGTGACCTGGAATAAATTCCGGTTTCATTATCAAGCCCACCCGTAGATGGGCTTTGTAATGGCTACTTCGCTTTTGATTCCGCTCGCTTACGCCGGCGCTCTTCTTTCCTCTCGGCTTTTGCCATGTCCATGAATGCCTGCATGATCGAGTTCCGCATCATGTAGCTAACAAAGTGATGATTGACACAGCCGTTGAGGCGCAGCTGCTCGCCAAACTCATCCACCGAGGCCAATGCTTCCATCATGCCCTTCTCACCTTTCATGAACTCTGAGAAGTCGCGCCCCGCTCTGGAGGCGCATTCAATGACACGATCACTCATCCCGGAAGCCCTGGGATCGTAATCTGCAGCTGGTTAGCCAGGGAGTTAATCTCGGCGACCAACACTGGCTTCGTATAGCGCCATGCCGCCAGCCCTTGTCCACAGAAGCTCGCCATATCTTTTTTCTGATCAAACTCATGACACTTCATATTGAGCTGCGCACTTAAGCTGTTCCGATGATGAAGCTCTCCGGTGAAGTAGTCATCGAGGACTTTATAGGCTGCATATTTAAATCCAGGGTTTAGCCATGCTGCGTAATCATAAGCAACGAACTTTCCGCCATAAGTTCCACCGTGCACACCGCGTTCCGTAAAAACCACAGATTCGTGGTTTTTCTCCAGCTCGGCTAAGAACTCTTTGGTCTGCTTGTTTCTCAGGTAGTGGTACGGCGATTCAGATTCACTTTTACCACTAGCTTTCCACATGTCAGTGAGGCAGATCATTCCTGATTCATCAACACGGATCGGTGTATTAAAAAGCGTGATTGCTTTCATAGCGTCTTTACCTTTTAGAAAGTGAGCCTGTCTCACAGAAAAGCCGCCCGAGAGAGGTCGCCACCTATAACGGCAATTCTCAGGCTCGCTTACTGAAAGGCTCTCGTTGATATGCGCGTGAGATGCGCGGTGAAATACCGATACAAAAACGCTCCGCATCGCGAGGCATTTTCCTGAAAGTCACTTGTCAAATTTCTATGCGAGGGAAATTATTTAAGGCATTGCGCCCTGATGTACTCCTGAAGCGTTCTCAGTGCTGTTTGGTCACTGATGATTCCGTCCCGGATACCGAGAACGTTTCGTCCAGCAACTGGAGAGAGTTCGACGGTGGCATCATTGCCCATGCCGGAGGCGCTGGAGGTTTCGGCTGAGGATGATACAGGGCATTTTCCTTTGACGAGCACCCGACCACCATTATCAAGCTTGCGCCGAAGAGCATCATTTTCAGCTTTCGCATCAGCGAGTTCCTTTGTATATCTTGCATCGAGGGAAGCAACGTCACGCTGGCGCCCCTGCATGTCGTCAATCGTCTCGTTCGCCAGTTTCAATTTATGGGTGGCGGTATCGCGCTGGCCTTTGTAGGTGATGGCGTTATCACGGTAATGATTAACAGCCCACCCCATTGAAACCAGCAGGCAAATAACCACAGCGCAGATGATTGCGGTTAACCGACTCATGACATCAACACCCCAACGGCCAGAAACCACGGCCACGCATCGTTGCCATTGAATGCGAGCAACGCTGCCATGAAAAAGCAAATCATGCTCATTGCTGCCCCCACAAACAGACTTCACGCTCAATCTCACGGCGAGTCATCAGCCCTTTCCATTGCTTACCGCCAGCGTATGTCCAGCGCCGTAGCTGATCACATGCGCCTTTGATATCGCCCTGGTTTATTTTGCGAAGAAGCGTCGATGTTCTGAAATTGCCAGCACCCACGTTGTAGACGAACGAGTAAAGAGCGCCGCGCGTTGTTTCCGGTATATCGACTTTAATGTACGGGTTAATTTGTCTGGCGACCGTGGCAAGGTCTTTATTCAGGAGGGCTTTGCATTCTGCTTCGGTATACGTTTTACCGAGCATGATGTCTTTTCCGGTGTGTCCGTGACATACAGTCCATACACCAACAATATCCTTGTATGGTATGTAGCTGACACCTTCCAGACCATCGTTACCACTCTGACCTGCGATTAACACAGATGCTATAGCAATAGCCCCGCCACTTATCGCCGCTATTACGCTATTTCGTAGTGCCGGTGACATTGCCATTCAATCTGTCCTCACGCTCTTTGCGTTTGTAGTACCAGTTGATGCCAAATGTGCCGACAGTACAAAGAATACCAACGATTACAGCCCAGTCATTCAGGGAGAGAATGCCACCCATCGCAGTCAGTCCTCCGAAGCTGTAACTGAACCATTCTCTGATTTTGTCCATACGGTACATGCTCTACCCCCTTTATTGAGGGGATTTGCTCTATTGAATTAGGAATAAGGTCGATTACTGATAGAACAAATCCAGGCTACTGTGTTTAGTAATCAGATTTGTTCGTGACCGATATGCACGGGCAAAACGGCAGGAGGTTGTTATCGCAACCTCTTGCCACCCGCTTTCGCGAAGGTCATGTGTAGAAGGCCGCAGCATAACTATCACTGATTAGTTCAGGATAGCCAGTGGCTACGGCTCAGTTATGGTGCTGGTTAACGGACTTGAACCGCTACCCATTCGCTTACAAGGCGACTGCTCTACCATTGGAGCTAAACCAGCATGTTTGGCGGGACAGCGTGGACTCGAACCACGATAAGAAGGTTAACAGCCTTCCGTAATGACCTTTATACGACTGACCCAAATAAAAAAAGCCACCATTGCAACTTAAGAGTCACTAACGGCAGCTTACCCTCTAATTATGGCTAAATGGATAATTGCATGTCAAGACTTTTAACAACAACATGCTTAACTTTCTCAACACGTTTACGCATTTTGAAAGCATTTTGCATTGGCTGGTATAAAAAAAATAATGACGCTTTCAGGATGTCGTCAATTTCATTTCTACAGGTTGCCAGTGAAGGTTTTCTCCATCCCTCGCCACCACGTCCACACATCTTGCGTGGCTTTGCAGTCGCGTGATAGTAGGATGCAATTGCTCGCTTAGAGGAACCATGTGCGTAATAGCTAAGCAGAACGCCAAAGGCCTTTGTGTCGATGCGCATAACGGAATCTACGACCTGAGAAATCAACATTCCGTCATCATCATTGCACATTGGCCTTGTCATCACTCTTGATGGTTCTACCCTCTCCATAAACTGCGCTATAACGCTGCTCATGCGTTTTTCGAGTCTTCCTGAATAAACCCATGCCCCCCATAGCTCAAGCCACCCATTAAGCCAGTCATGCTGCTCTTTAGTGAGGTTCAATTCTCGTATACTCATGCAGCATTGCCTCCCGACGGCTTGTTCAATCCAAGCCGGTTCACCAGTTCACGCTCTCGCTCATGCAGATAATCCATCGCCTTCTGGTGTTGCTCCGTCATCTCTCTGACGCTGCGCAATTCAGCTTCGTCACGTTCACGCTGCTGTTTCGCCTGGTTAATGCTGGTTACGGTCATAGATACCTCTCCCGCCCTGATGAATCATTAAAACGCCGTTAACGATGGCGTGATGCCTGGCTTCTTTGTCGTACAGATAACGCCTGACTGTGTTGCGGTGGCACGATAAGCGCCGTGCTACTTCTGTCTGGTTTCCATATGTCTCTATGAGCACGTCTGGAATGGTTTTGATAGTGTGTGTCATGCGGCCTCCCGGATAACCTGCTCATGACTCAGATATTGACCCCAGCAACTGACCAACAATCTCGCTTTCACAGCGGCTTTCTCTTCGTTGCACCACCTGCAGAACCAGTTAACAGCGCCTTCCATTTCTTGCCTAACCTTGCCGGCATTGTCGAAATGCAGCGGATAGACAACATCATCGAAAATTGCCGCAGTGGTCATTGGGTATTGGATTTTGCTCATGCTGCCTCGCTTCTGCTGTCACGTAGGTCTTTAAGCTTCTGCTGATACTCCGCCTTAATCGCTTTGCACTCTTCGGTAGTCCAGCGATGCCGCTTATGGTCAGATTCGATTTCGTCTACTGCTGCAATCCCTATGCGCTCGATGAGCATCACGCGATAAGGAACCAGGTTCCCGCTCTTGTGTTGATTGCACACGACGCATTGCTTATGGATATTGCGTTCATCAAATCGGAGCTGAGGTGCCGCAGCGGTTGTCCGGTAATGCCCGGCATCCCACTGAGCAGACGTGAGCGTTCCGCACGAGATACATGGTAAGTCGCGGTCTCTTTCTCTGATGAAGGCGTTTACGGCTTGTTGGGCTTGTTTAATCCAGTAACTGCGGGGCTTTAAGGCGAGTTTTCGAATCTTCAGTTTATCTTTCTGTCTCTGCTCCTCTCGTCGTCGTTTCTTCTCTGCTGCTTTTTCTGCTTTTTCGCGCTCTTTGCTTCGTCGTTCGAGTGCTATCTTTGTTCCACAAATCTCATTACACCAATATTGATTTTGATATTTTGGTATAAACCATTCATTGCAACATTTACATTTCCTTCGATAGATTCGCATAAGTGCTCCTTTCGTTGCCGGAAAAATCACCGTAATACTTATCTCGGGCTTCTTCAGCAACTAGTACCGCTAACTCCAGATCATCAAAGCATCCGAAGTGTTTACTCTTGCCATGGAAACCTAGCCTAACATTCCATTTTTTCTGTCGTTTGTGCCAAGTAACTCCTCTGCAACCTGATTTGCTATTCTTTCGGATCCTTATATTTCTTGAATTTTCTATTGGCAGGCATTCTCTTAAATTTTCTGGCCTATTGTCGGTCCTAATTCCATTAACGTGGTCAATTTGACCAGCAGGCCAACGATTATGAGTTATGTAAAAAACTAAGACGTGAGTTTTATATCTACGCCCATCTATCATGATCATTGAATAACCGTTGGAATCAAAAGTTCCAGCAACACTATTTAATGCTATCCTTCCCTGAGTGGGAACTTTCCATCTAAATACCCCGGTAGATTTATCGAAACTTAGTAACTCAAATATCCTTTTAACAGTTAAATCTTCTCTTTTACGGTTACATCGTCTTCGCGCTGGTTTAGCCATCGTCTTCTTCCTCGTACATTGAGCTATTCGGATCGCTCATCAGTTCTGCGCAGCAATCGGAGCACACGTGAACTTCCAGCACATGCAGCTTCTGACCGCAGTTAGCGCACGTTAAAGCCCGCTCGACGCTTTCTTGTTCGTAACTTCGATTTGGGTCAATCACCTTGTTTTCCTCGCGCGTTCTCTAAGCCACCGGATATCCCACAGGTGAGCCGTGTAGTTGAAGGTTTTTACGTCAGATTCTTTTGGGATTGGCTTGCGTTTATTTCTTGAGCGTTTCGTTGGAAGGTATTTGCAGTTTTCGCAGATTATGTCGGTGATACTTCGTCGCTGTCGCCTCATGCCGCCCTCCTGACGCCCTGCCCGATCGCCATCAATGTCGCTTTGGATACGGTAGTAAACATCCGTCGAGGACTGATGAACGGTCGCCAAATCAGCAGCATGGAGCCTTTGCTGTTTCCCTTCTTCTCCAGCCCTGTCGATGGTTCGATAAAATTAATCCGTCCATCAGTGATAATGCGAACTTCGTCGACACTCTCCAGAGCCTTGCTGAACCATCCGACTGACATATCCTCTGGCACAAGCATCACTACCGTCTGTCGCTGTTGTATGCACTGCTCAGCGGCTTTTTCCACCCACGGCCTGATATTGCTGTACGGTGGGTTATTCCAGATTGCACCGTGGCTTAACCACTCAGAATTGAGCGCGTCGTCGGCCTCAGTTAGCCAGTGAGCGCACAGAGTGTTTTTGTCGCTCGCTGCCGAATCCAGCCAGAATCCAAACTCAATATCCAGTGCATCAAAAAGCCAAAGCGGCGTTTGCCAGCAGTCCTTGTCGTGTGCTGGCGTATTTGATTTGATAGTCATGCAGCCTTCCCTTTTCGTTGTGACCATTCATACTCTCGCCGGGAGTCATCACTCCACCGCACGTTGCGCTCTGAGCCGAACCAGAACATGATTTCGATAAGTTCTGTCATGCTGGCCTTTCGCATTTTGCTGGTACGCACACCAAACATAACGACTCCGCCATCAATGCCCGGAGCACTTCTCTGATTCTGCTTTTTCGTCTTCAGCCATAGCGCGGTGAAGATGTCTTTCCAGTCCGCCTCGTCGTAACGATTTCCATGCCATAGCACCTGTTGAGACACGTCATGCAGCATCGGCCATAAACGGTCGTTCTGCGCTTTGGTTCTCTTGGGCTCTTTGATGTGGACTTCGTGTGGTGACTTTTCGTCTAGGGGTATTGCGAGGATGGCGTTTATTGCTGACTGCTGTTGCTGCTTACTTCGAAGGAAGATGGTTTGTTTCATCGCCACCACCATTCTATTGCGATGTGGCCTATCCAGAATGCTCTAATTGGCCCATCATACCAAAACGAGAAATATCCCCACTTTACTTTAGGCTGCCACGATATCGAGATGTGCCAGCCTGGTAGCTTCAGTCTCATACTCACTCCTTCACTTTGATTCCAGCGGCGCGGATGGCTTCTGCGCATTCCTGAATACCAGCGTTTCTTCCATCACCCCAATCAACCAGGTCAGGAATGGAGTAGTCATCGCTGGAGATATCATTTTTTGCTGGCAACTCAATCGAAATAGCAGAACGTGAAGCAGACCATATTTTCTCTCCCCATCCCTCAGCGCAACTTTTCCGAAGCTCTTCTTGCTCAGGGTGTCTCCACCATTCCAAAAACTGCTTTCTTGATTCGTCCATATTCCTCTCCATCAATGAACCTGCTCGCCATCGCTAACTTTCAGACGCATTGTCCCGTCTTCCCATTCGTGCAGATACTCCGTCTTGTTCTCGGCAGCCATAAAACCACGGGCATAAGACAGACAGTAATTCAATGGGCTTTCTCCGACCTTAGCCAACGCATCCATGGCGTCACAAAATAATTTCTCTGCTTGTTTCTTTCTCATCATTACTCTCACTTTTAGTTGATAAAACGCCACGCCATTTTTGCTATCGCTACAGGTACAATTCCGATAAGTACCCAGGTAAACGCAGCACCAAACAACGTAGAGAATGGGTCTTTACCGCCATTAACAAGGCTAATGTAGCTACGCAGAACAATAAAAAACGTCAGAAGAATCCATCCAACGCCAATGCATTTGATGGCGGCGAGCATCCAATTAACCATGCTTCCCTCTCCCCCAAATAAAAAGGCCTGCGATTACCAGCAGGCCTGTTATTAGTTCAGTGATGTAGATGGTCATACGTCTGCTCCTTGTGCATATCTCTTTCTGCGGCCAGCAGGTGCATTTGATGCTGTGCAAATCTGTCTGGCTTCGTTCTGGTCACATGCAACAAAGTGTCCGTTGCAGAACCGCTGGTAAACCGTACCAAGCGAGCCAAAACGGTTTTTCGTCACGATGATTTCAGCAAATGGCGCGGCGCTACTGTTCTCGTCATATACCGCTTCCCGATAGAGCATGATGATTGAGTCTGCGTCCTGTTCAATGCTTCCTGAATCACGCAAATCTGCGTTTGTCGGGCGTTTGTTTGGTCGCTTCTCAACATCGCGTGAAAGCTGGCTTAGTGAGATAACTGGAGTTTTCAGGTCTTTCGCCATCGCCTTCAGGCTACCGGAGATGTGAGCAATTGCGAGATCATTACGTTCCGCTTTTGGTTTCTCAATTAGCCCGAGATAGTCAGCCATAATCAGTGACAGATTCGGGTGCTCCTGCTTGTGGCGTTCGGCGATGGACCTGATTTCTTCGACAGACAAACGTGACGCGTCAACTACCCACACATCCAGATCTGCCAGCAACTTCATCCCGCTTGCAACTCTCGCCCATCCTTCATCGTCCATACGTGACGGGTTACGCAGCACACTGACCGACATCATTCCTGCGCCGGCAATCCCCCTCTCAACAACCTGAATGGCGCTCATTTCCATCGAGAAAATCAACACACCGCGCCGGACGTCGGAACCAGGAATAACACGACTTGCCACGCCTTCGGCTATCTTTAGCGCCAGTTCGGTTTTACCCATACCAGGACGAGCAGCAATAATCACAAGGTCTTCTGCGTTCATCCCTCCGGTGATAGCGTCAAGCTCTTCGATTCCGGTCTTCAGGGTATCCGACTCTTCTCCGTTCCTCAGACGCCTGTCAAGCGTGTCAGTGTAGTCATTGATAATTTCCCCTAGCCTCACAGGTTTAACCTCGTCACGCGGCTTCCTGATGGATGACAGGCGCTTTACAAGCTCGTCCATCGCTCTGCCTGATGCGTCCAGCGTGCCGTTACTGATTGGCTCCCGCATCTCATCCAGTAGCTGTAAAACCTGACGCCGTTGATAACTGTCTGCAACCATTCCGGCATAACCTTTCAGGTTTGCAGCACTGGGACATGACCGCGCAGTCATCATCACCGCCGTTGCGTATTCATCCCCGCATTCCTCGGCCACCATCAGTCCATCAATCAGGTTCCTGTTTCTGGCCTGCTTTCGAATAACTTCAAAAGCTTTCCGGTAGAGCGGAATTGAGAATGCTTCAGGTTCCAGTGTTGCCAGAACGTCACTGGCGGTTGGTGTTAATCCCCCAATCAGCAAGCCACCGATAACGCTCGCCTCGATATCCTGTCTCATAGTGTTCCCTCACGAATTGCTATCAGTACTTTCGGGCGGAGCAGGTAATCAAAATTAGCTACCCAGTCACGGTCGTTATCACCGAAATGGAATGGTCTGGCTGCTGCCATGAATGCTTTGACGTATGCCCGGAATCCGTCGATGTTTTTGGTTGCCAGTGAATCAATCAGCTTTTTCAACTTGCGTTGTCGTTCAGAATTGACCTCCACTGCATGTGGGAGTCTGTCACCAACAATCTCGTTGTAGGCAGCAAGATATTCGCTGTAGTTAATCTTGGTAGGTTTTCGCTTTTCAGGTTTAGAACCTTCATCGCATCCCCCTTTAGGGGGTAAGGGGGTATTTGTATTTATTGTCTTTTGTATATTGTCTTTTGTGTTTGACTGATTCGGTAAATTGGTTTTTACCGATTTGGTGAAGGTTAGTTTTACCGATTTGGTGAATGTTTTACCGAATCCGTTAACCTTCGTCTTCCACTCGGAAATATTTTTATTCATACCAACCTGACGCCCCACCTGAGTGAGAACCCCCATTCTGATAAGCTCGTTTTTGGCGGTAGAACATTTGGTTGGCGCCATGCCAGTGAGTTCAGCGAACTGTTCGTTTCCAATCCAATCTATTTTTTTGTTGTAACCGTATGTCTTGCGCCACACAGCCATAACAATCAGTAGCTGATGTTGAGTAAGCCCAGAAAGCATGACAGCTTCCAGCAGTGTGTTTGCAGTCCGGGTGTAGCCATCGTCGAGTTCTGCCACGCGATGCTCCACAACCTCCAGATGAGGTTTTATCGGTGTTACTGTTGCAAGATTACTCATGACCTTTCCTCTTCAGTATTAGCTTCACTTTCTCCAACTCAGCCCGAAATCGACCAGGCTGTTTGAAGCTGGATAAGAACCGATCACGTAGTATGTTTTTGTGTAATTTGTCCTGGTCAGGACTGAGTTGTTTTGGCATAATTACTCCTGTGGATTGATCCAGTCTTTCTACATCAGGCCTCGAAGAATTCGCCGTTCTTCGGGGCTTTTTCTTTTGTCAGCAGATGCGCAACTTTCTTTGCCAGTTCTGCCAACTCCTCATCCTCGACACCCCACTCCAGAACCGCCAATAACATCCCCATCTTCGGAATGAAATCGCCTTTCCATCGTGAAATTTGAGATTCGTTAATGCCTAACGCATCAGCGACTTTCCGCTGACCACGAATAGCTATCCGGTTCAGAATGCTGCTGGTAATTGCGTTGGCTTTCTTGCGAGTGCTTGTGAGTTCCATTACTTAGTATTTCCTGTAGTTAATAGTTAGTTGTGGCTATGCGCACTGGCGCATAAACCTGTGGTTGATTTGTTATCTGGAGTTCGCTTTTCAGCGACGTAGGACGAATGTCCGTTGTGAGTGGTGTTACTTACGCGGCCTGATTCGGATGAGGAAACAAGTGTGGTAGGTCAGGGCGTATCTCATATGCCTTGATCTGCCCACCAGTGGCGTTAACAATGGCGGATACCTTCTCAGGAGATACCATCCCACCTTTAAGCCATTTATGAACTGCTGGCTGCGTTACACCACATTCATCGGCTAACCGCTTTTGGCTTCCGACGATATTTAAGGCTCGCTGAATAACTAAATTCATAAATTTGCCTCTCGTGGTTATTGGATGAACCTAAAGATAACTCAAGTTATGAAGATTGTCCATAAGCATTGTTATTTTACTTTTGATAACCACGGTTATAGATTATGCATATGAAAACTTTTGCTGACAGACTTAACGCCGCCATGTCTGCATCTGGGCTATCGCAAGCTCAGTTGGCAGAAAAGGTAGGAATATCGCAACCAGCTATCCAAAAAATGTCCTCAGGCAAAACCAATGGGACAAGAAAGATGGTTGAGTTAGCTAATGCCTTAAAAGTACGCCCTGAATGGTTAAGCTCAGGGGTTGGTGATATGAGATATCCAGAAGGACCAGAACCATCAAATATCCGAGAATCTTCCCTTAAGGCTACTATTTGGGAGGATATGAACAGGGACTCTGAGGAGTTTGTTGAAATCCCTTTATTAAATGTTTCTCTTTCTGCCGGGAATGGGAGTTGCGAGTTGGAAGAGTCTTCAGATTTTGCTTTGGTATTCCGTCGATATTACCTCAAAAAAATGGGCGTTCCAGAGAGCGCTGCAAAATTAGTTCGGGTAAGCGGTCAAAGCATGGAGCCAACTTTAAACGATGGAGATGTTGTTGGGGTAAACACGCAGGACACAACCATACGCGATGGCAAGACCTACGCAATTTGTCAATCTGATCTGCTGCGAGTAAAGACACTGATAGCTACTCCAACATCAGTAATAATCAGATCGATAAATCGCGAGGAATACCCTGATGAAGTGCTGGAGAGAGAAGACTTCCACAAAAACGTAAGAGTCATTGGAAGAGTGTTCTGGTCATCTCATAGCTGGTAGCCAGTGGCCTGATGAGATATTCGGGTGATGATGGATAAGGGATTAAGTGTGATGAATACAATCACGATTGATAGCGTGGATGCATTAGAGGGTGTTTTTCATCGCATCCAGTCGGGTGAAGAGATTCTGATAGAACAGTTAAAAATTGAGCTATTCGAATCTGTTAAATTTAAGATTTTCGGCGATGAAACACGCTACAATGGTACGCTCCCGGCATCTTTGGCTCAAGGCATCTGTGAGTTTCAGAATGAGATGTATAAGGTTTATACTCTAATTAAGTATAAAACCGATAACTTGCAAAGACTGGGCGCACAGGATAGAGAAGATGCGGAGATTGTATTCTCTATAAAGCCAGGCTGCACAGAGATCATCACAGCCCTGAAAGATTTAGCTGAAACTTGTGGTAATGCATTTGATAAGGTGACACAAGGGATGAGCCCAACCCAAAAAACAACATGCTTCTTGTTCGCTGTTGCCCTATTCGGTGGGGCATGGGTTGGCACGTCTTATCTAAAATCTGAGGCTGAAATTGCAGTAAAGCAGGAAGAAACAAAGCAGCAAGAAGCTAAGATAAAATCGGAGAACGAAAGGCTTACCATTCTTAAGGATGGGATGCTTCAGGCCATGAGATCAAATGCTGGAGTAGATACTATCGAAAGAGCGGAGGGTATCCAAGAGCACGTTTCCAAGGCATATACCGGAGTGCTCAAATCAGTAAGCGATGCCGATAGAATTGAAATTGATGGTGCGACAAAGCTCAACCTTTCTCAAAAAGATGTGCATGAAATAATCAAAAACCCCATCGAGAAGGCCAAAAAAGAAGAGCGTAATCTGGAGTTAGTGATTGATAGTATCAAGCGTACCGCAGAAAAAATAACGTTAAGCTGTCGCGAACCATCCAGTGAAGAGAGCTTTCCGGTTTCAGTTGACACTTCGTTTATAGATGACAAAGATGAAATCGCTTTATTGTTTGACGCCATGAAAGAAAACAGAACAGTAAAGATATTAGGAAGCTACACGATACGAGCTGGCGTAATCGAAAACGGAAACGCATCAACTATAGCTCGCCCATAATCTCAACCCGGCCACAGTGCCGGGTTTTCTTTGCCCTACTCTTCCAGCAGCTTCACAGCAAGTTCCATAACCTGAATCTGGTCAATATCCCACTTGTCCAGCCCCTTCGCTAACTCAGTTCGTATCACGTCAGCTATAGCCACTCGCTTAGTCTCATGCCCCTCCGCAACCATAGCAAAAACGACATCACCGACAATCCTGCACATTTCCTGATAGCGCAACTGCGCCAGTTCCTCGTTTTTCACACTGATACCTCGCTCATTTTTTGTTCAGAACAGTATGGCATAGAGGATTATTAAAAATAAATTCCTTTTGTTATCTTATATTTATAACAAATATCACATAAATATAAATTAAGTTATTGACCAACTCAATAACCTAAGTTATCTTTATCACATCAACAGGACGCACTACTCACCAGGACGGTGGACATACAACGATTCAGTGATGAATCTACGCGGCTGAAAAGCCGGAACGACCAAAGTGAGCTTTGGGAAAGCGTGTCGTGGAGCTTAGGCCTAGTAATAAATCGGGCCGGACTGAGAAGCGACTTGAAATCCGGGAATTGAAACAGGTCCCGGCGCTTTCACCAAAGTTCATCAGGAGGTCACTATGACACGCAGAACAGTTTTCAATGGTTCAGCATCAGGTCGTCGCCGCGAACGTCGCGCTGCGCTTCAGAATGAGACTACAGCCAGTTCAGAAGTATTACACCGCCCCACCCTTAGCCGTGTACAGATTCAGGCCAAAGGAAAACATGAAACGCCAAAACGTATTGAAGACGCAAAATCACTTCAGTTCATGGCGAAAGATGCATTCTGGCAACTGGAAGAGTACAAGCGTCAAATTGAGCGTGCTGCAATCGTGTTTGAGAACGAGATACGCAAACCAGCAGACAGTAAAAATCATCGCATTTACTACCGGGACGTTAACCCGCTCGGGAATAAAATCCATGCCGTTCAGCGCATGAAGCTGAGCAGTAAGCCACTTATTTGAGGACGTGATGAACAAATACCAGGAATATCCATATGGCTACAACTATTGATACCAACCAATGGTGTAGTCGCTTTGTGAAATGCAAAGGCTGCAAGCTTGATGCTGAATGCATGGTGAAGCCTGAGGAAATGGCTCTGGTGAGAGAAGATGGAAAGATTGTCGATAAATGGGCAATCAGAACCACGGCAATGATTGCCAGAGAACTTGGTAAACAGAACAACAAGGCTGCCTGATGGTGGCCTTTATTTTCTTATTTGAGAGGAATTAATATGTTATCAATCCGCTTAACTACGAGAATGAAAGAGAAAATCGCTCGTAACGCTTTAATTAAGTCTGGGGTTTTCACTGAACTTGAAGAAGTAACAAAGTTAAAGAACCAGCTTGCACTTGACGCCAGAGTTATTGCGTTTGGCGGTAAAAAGAAAACTGAGGAAGTGGATCAGTTATCATCCAAGTTAGTAGCTATAAGTGAAGAACTTGAAAAACTGGGATGTTCATTTTACTCATACGATGTTCGTTCTACTTCAATTTATCTGACTGTATCTGGCAGAAGGGTTGGATGGCATTCATATGGGAAAGACGGCAACGGCGAAGATATATTGCTCCCTACTCCGACCAAAGATAAATGCATGTTTAGCGCAGAACACGAAATAACAAAAAGGTTTGATGAAATCTGCGCATTGCAACAAAAACTTGAAGCCAAGAAAAAGGATATCGAATCAAATGTATGGGCTGCTTTGAACTCAGTCACAACAGTTAAGCGACTTATTGAAGTTTGGCCTGAAAGCAAAGAATTGCTACCAAAAGAAGAAGATAAAGCAAGTACAGCACTTCCTGCTTTACGGGTAGAAGATTTGAATAAGATGATTGGACTTCCTTCCGAGGCCGCATAGTCGGCCTTTATTTTTGGCATAAACAACAGAGGTGAATATGAAAGATTTAATCGTTCAGCGTTATAACATCGTAACAGTACACAGCAACGGTGAAACGTTTGATGATTTGCGAGAAAAACCTAATGGGATATTTTGTTATTACAGGGAGGCAAACGAATCTCATAAAGATATTTTGGCTGAGTATAGCGAGCCTGTTAACGAAGAGCTTCTGGATGCTCTGCAATTGGCACTTCATGCCATGAACGAAATGGGTGATATTTTGAACTTTCACGATTTGGCAGAAAAAAGCAAAGTTGATGAGCTAACACCAGCGTTTGACAAGGCTCGCGCAGCCATCAGCAAGGCTCTTGGGGAGGAGTGATGGAGATAAATAAAGAGCAGGCATCAGAAATTATAAAACTTATCGAACAAGCATTACTTGATGGGTTTGATGATGAAATTCTGGTTTCGCTACACGAAAGTCTTACCAAATTTGTCAGCGAATAAGCACCGATAGCAGATTTACGAGTCTGCTATGTGAGCAATTTCGCTCGTAACCAAACGAGGACGACGACTCGTTCTGGTTAATCGAAAAATCATCCCTTGATGTTATTTGCCGCTCGCAGTCAGGGCGGCTTTTTTATCGCATATCCACAGCGCTTCATATCGAGGCGTTTTAGCTATGCCAATAAATGAAAATGGAGAATCCCACGATGACATTTGCTATCGCGGGCGGTGCCGTCATGGGTATCGCACACCTTAATGAATCACTTTTAGAGCGTATCACCAGAAAATTACGGGCCGGATGGAAACGTCTCGGTGAAATTCTTAATCAGCCAGGAGTGCCACGCCATGACCATTACGCCTGTTAATGGAACAATTCTTGTTCAGCAAGGAAACAGGGAGTTCAACAAGCTATATGAGAAAGTATTTCCGGATACAAAACAGGGAATGTCTGATGCTTATACATGGGCTGCCGGAATAGCTCTTGGTTGGGATAAGTGGCAGGACGAAGAATGGGAGGCGCGTCATGTTGCATGATTTTGATGATGAAGAATTTATTGCTCTCATTTCTCCTGAAATTGAGGAGGAAGTGGAGCAGCAAATTAACTTAGCCGCAGAACGGCAAAATCCGATTATTGGTTGGGATGAATTTGCGGGGTATTACTCATGAGCAAAGAGTTTTACGCAAGACTTGCTGAAATTCAGGAGCATCTGAATGCGCCAAAGAATCAGTACAACTCGTTTGGTAAATACAAATACCGCAGTTGTGAGGACATTCTTGAGGGTGTTAAGCCACTACTGAAAGGCCTGTTCCTGTCTATCAGTGATGAAATCGTGCTGATTGGCGACCGTTATTACGTCAAGGCCACAGCGACCATTACAGATGGTGAAAATAGCCATTCAGCAAGCGCTATAGCGCGAGAAGAAGAAAACAAGAAGGGAATGGATGCAGCTCAGGTAACGGGCGCTACAAGCTCTTACGCTCGCAAATATTGCCTTAACGGTTTGTTTGGTATCGACGACGCCAAAGACGCTGATACTGAGGAGCACAAACAGCAGCAGAATGCAGCACCTGCTAAGCAAACTAAATCATCGCCTTCCTCCCCTGCTCCTGAACAGGTTCTTAAGGCATTCAGTGAATATGCAGCAACAGAAACGGACAAGAAAAAGCTAATTGAGAGATACCAGCACGACTGGCAATTATTGACTGGTCACGATGATGAGCAGACAAAATGCGTTCAGGTAATGAATATCAGAATAAATGAGCTTAAACAGGTGGCATAAATGGCAAGCAGAGGCGTAAATAAGGTGATTATCCTTGGTCGGGTTGGACAAGACCCGGAAGTTAGATACTCACCATCAGGAACAGCGTTCGCTAACCTGACAATAGCTACGTCAGAACAATGGCGAGATAAAAATACTGGCGAGCAAAAGGAGCAGACGGAGTGGCACCGTGTGGTGATGAGCGGGAAACTGGCAGAAATTGCCAGCGAGTATCTGCGAAAAGGCTCTGAGGTTTATCTTGAAGGCAAATTGCGGACAAGAAAATGGCAGGACCAAAGTGGACAGAATCGGTTCACTACCGAAGTCATCGTTGGCGTTAGTGGAACCATGCAAATGCTTGGTGGCAAGCAAGGAAGCAATGAACAGTCTTCACATCAGCGAAATAACGGTCAGCAACAAAGACAACAACCTCAGCAGAAGGGAAATCACAACGAACCTCCCATGAACTTCGACGATGAGATCCCATTTTAATAATCGTGGTAACACATCCAGTATCTTGATATAGATTCTTGAAATATGAGTGGTTAATTAAAATGATTGAAAATTTATCACATAATTATCTTCATGAATTAAAGAATAGGTTTTTAGCAAAGGTTGGCATTAATTCAGGGTATGTGCCTGAAAATATGAAAACTGAGTGCCATATTTGGATGGCTGGGAAGAATTGCAGAGGATACGGAAGAATAAGCGTTAATGGAAAAGTGGTTAAGGCTCACAGATTATCATATGAGTTTAGTAAAGGAATAATTCCAGAAGGAAAGGTTGTGATTCATTTGTGTGACAACCCATCTTGCGTAAATCCAAAGCATCTAGCAGTAGGTACAGTTTCTGACAACAATGCAGATATGCGTCATAAGGGACGCGAAAAATATCAAACAGGAGAACAGAACGGTAACTCAAAATTAACAAAGGATAAGATTTTTGATATCCGTAGAGATATCAGATCAAACAGAATTATTGCTAGAGAATACAATATAAGCCACACACATGTTGGTTTAATTAAAAACAAGAAAATATGGAGACACTTATAATCAACGCCATAAAAACATAGCAAATACAAACAAGCCACAAACATTGTATAATGGATATCATATTATTATGCCAAAACCATTGTTTGACTATAACAATCCTCTCCGATGTTCCGGCAATTCCGTCTCGGATGTGCTGGATAAATTCAGAAAGAACTACGACCTGATAATGTCAATGCCGCAGGAAACGAAAGCAGAAAGAGATTTTCGCAATTCAATCTGGCTAGCTGAGCGTAACGAAAAAGAACTCATCAGGCAGACATCAATACGACCATTCCGCAAAGCAACATATACAAAATTCATTGAAATCGACCCGCGCCTGCGTAATTACCGCTCACGTTACGGGATGATTAGCAATAACTGAGGAATAACTCATGAAATTAAATATCGACCTCGGTAAATACGTAATTACCGGAACCAAACACGACCTTATTCTCAGCGAGAAGAAGAAAGTAACTGACGAAAAAAGCAAAAATTACGGTAATGAAGTCCTTGTGCGTTGCGGTTACTACAGCAAGTTTGAGCATCTGGTTAAAGAGTTATGCCACCGCGAAATTCTGGCGTCAGAAGCGCAATCATTTCAGGCGCTACAACAGCATATCGAGACGCTTAGTCTGTCACTGAGTAAAGCGGTTAACGACTTTGTGGAGAGCAAATCATGAGAGGCGTTTCTTACAACCCAGAAATTCTACCCGCTGAACTTATTATTAGGCACAAAATTAAACCAATGCCAACACGCGAAGAATTATTGCAGCGCAATTCATTTCCCTCGATTAACGAGAATAAATATTTGAATGCGATACTGAGGAGAGAAAAATGCAAGAGGTAAAAATTTACACCGCGTCCCCATCTGATTTATCTCCACCAGTCCAGTCTGAATCGTTCTGCGTTGACATGGTTCTGGCGTCTGATTATGCGGAGCTTGAGGCTAAATACGCGGCGTTGGCGGCGGATAACGATAAAGCAATGGAGTCACTTAAGCAGGGTGATGCAGTTGTTAAGTTGGCGCACGAGAAGTTTTCGGCACTGGCCGCGGAGAATGAGACGCTGAAATACCAAGAGCCAAAGCTGGCAGCGATGATGTCATGCCTTGATGCGTTCTATGCTGACGATGACGTCCCGGAACGAGCCATGATGACCGCCTATAACATTCTTCGCAAGTCGGTAGGCACCCCAGCCACCGACGAGTTTCTGGCTGAGGTGCGGGCAAGTGCACGTAATGAAGGTATCAACTATGCCGCCAGCCTTCTCGCCGCCGCATTCAATCACGGATTCCTCGATAAACCTGTATCAGAAGTTCTCGACGTGACACGCATGATTTTGTCGGCGAAAGAGGATTTATCCAATGACCCACTACCAGCGGATGACGGTTTGTCAGGTGAATACGCGGAGAAGGCGATAGAAGAATGGGCGGACCAAATTCGCAAAGGAGTGCAGTCATGAAACTTAAAATGTACACGCCAGACGGATCGGTGATTGTCGAAAGTAACCTGGTAACGCAGTTCTACCCTGACTTCGAAAGCGGAGGTGAGTTGACCACCATCGAAACAGTATCAGCTACCGGGGAAACTTTCTCGGTGAAAGTTAAGCACTCGTTTACGCAGGTGACTTGCGCACTGGCTACAGCATGGCGAGTTGACGAGAAGAAAGCAGAAGGAGCCGCGCTATGAGCATTCTCACCATTCTGAATTTCGGTCTCGCCTTAATGGGGTGGCTGTTCATCATGTTCAAAACAGGCCAGTGGTTTATCTCTATTGCGCTCAAACAATGGGATAAGCGCAAAAAGCAATCTCGTCGGCAAAAAGCAGTTAACGAATTTTATGATGCGTTTGACCTGTCCAGTATCGAACCTGGTACAACGGTTCGCCTAGCGACTAAAGGCGATCTGACAATCATGATGTTTCGACAGGAGTCCGCCCAATGAGCAACATCGACAAACAGGCGCTGCGTGAAGCGGCGAAGAGGGCTACGCCGGGGAATTGGCGCCGCACCTCATCACTGTTCAATGGCATCACGGTAACGCCGTTTTCTCTTTGCGGTAAAGAAGTGACGTTGGCCCATACTGTTGAGAAACGTGACGCGGAATTTATCGCCGCAGCCAACCCCGCCACCATGCTGGCGCTGCTGGATGAGAATCTTCAGCTCCAACGGGAAAAAGACGCAATAGAGGCCGTAGCGCTGGCACTGCGTGATGATATGCGGGATGCGCGCGAAAAGTTGGAAGCCGCAGAACACCGCATAGCAGAACACCGCAAGGTGCTAAATAGCATTGCAGCAGTAGCCCGTCGCTACCTGCCTGATTATGACGAACATCCTGAAATTCAGGCCGCTGACGAATTACTTGAGAGCGCTGCTGGCATCGGCGTGAAGGGGGAGTGAGAGATGAAAACTAAAAAATATGATGAGAGAAAGGACCTTGACCTTTGGTTTGGGTTGTCATATGCAGCGTTTCTCGTGATGCCACGTGTAGCAATGATGCAAATGCCGGAAGAGTGGCGGGAGAAAATGGCCGAACTTCTCAATCAGTACGATGAAACCATTGATACCGCGGCGTTTGGTGTAAAAGGTTGTCGGGTTAATGCGCTAACTGGTGACGGCAAGTTAATGAAAATGCCGGCAGAGTTATTGAATTACCGCCACCCACAGCCGGAAACGGTAGCGGCGCTTTTACTGTCAAAAGGTGAGGACTAACCCATGACCACTATTACCAGAGAACAGTTAATCGAAAAACTTCAGAACAGGATTGCGGTAACTGCCAATTATCCCGGCGTCGAAGAAGCGCAACTTGATGCAGCTATTTTCAAAATCGCGCTGGCATCACTGGAAGCAAAACCAATAGGTGCATTCCACATCGCAGATCAGCAGGTAGATGGGACAACGGATTATATCAAGGATGGGGAGTGGCCCATCGATAATGGTGTTATTGATGTCTACGCCGTCCCGCCAGCGTCGGTAGTGCCAGATGAACGAGCAGCTTTCAACGCATGGAATAACGAGGACAACTTACCAATCGCTGGGGTTGGTGCCAAAAATGCTGCCTGGTTGGCATGGCAGGCACGCGCCTCGTTGTGTGGAAATTCAGCGCTGAATGTTCCTCCTGAGCGCCCTGCGGACTCGTCGAACGGTGATGATATTGAGGCATGGTTTGATGAGGGCTGGAACGCTTGTCGCGCTGCCATGCTCAACGGAGGTAAATCGTGAAACACTATCAAATAACAGCATCGATGGCGAAAGATATTGCTTTTAAACTTGGCGCTGAACTGAACAACGAAGAAGCAGAAATTTTTGCCGATGGTTATAACGCTGCCATGCAGTCGTTCGGTAATTCCGAACAACTTAACTCTCCGGTAACTCCGGATGGCTGGATAAGCTGTAGTGAGCGGATGCCTGCTCAAGATGATTGGGTTTTAATTTATTCAAAGCACGGCGAGTATTTGGCAGGTCAGGTGCAAGGGGAATACGTGGAGTTGAACGACGGCACGCTATCGTGGCTAGGAAGTGCCTTGCATTGGATGCTGCTACCAGAACCGCCGCAGCAGGAGGTGAAGTAGTGAATACCTCAGTAATTCGAACATACACAGAGCAGCTTGAGTCCACCATCGAAAAAGGCGTTGAGTTACGAGACTCAATGCGTCAGGAGATATCCCGACTCGAACGACTTGTTAAAGCTCAGAAGTCTGAAATCACCAATGCGGTTAATGCCAAGGAGTTGTACCAGCGCAGGCTTGGTAATTACAAAAAGCGTCTGATAGTTGAGCGGGAGAAGCGGCAGAAACTTGAAGGTCAGATTATCAAGCTAAAGCGGAAGATGAGTAATGGCTAAATCCCCAGCAGAGCGCAACTAACAAACCTCGCACAGTCGAGGTTTTTTTTATCGGAGTAACTATGGAATCACACAGCCTCACACTCGATGAGGCCTGTGCATTTCTCAAAATATCCAGACCTACCGCCACCAACTGGATTCGCACAGGCCGACTACAGGCAACACGTAAAGACCCCACCAAACCGAAATCCCCTTACCTCACCACACGACAAGCCTGCATTGCGGCGCTTCAGTCTCCGCTGCATACTGTCCAGGTGAGCGCGGGTGATGACATAACAGAGGAACTGAAATGTCACTATTCCGCAGAGGTGAAACATGGTACGCCAGTTTCACATTGCCGAACGGCAAAAGATTTAAGCAATCTCTTGGGACAAAGGAAAAAAGGCAGGCCACAGAGCTTCATGACAAGATGAAGGCAGAAGCATGGAGGGTAAATAAATTAGGAGAGACGCCTGACATGACTTTTGAGGAGGCCTGTGTCAGGTGGTTAGAGGAGAAGGCGCATAAGAAGTCGCTGGATGATGACAAGAGTCGGATAGGATTCTGGCTCCAGCATTTTGCAGGGATGCAGTTGAAGGATATTACCGAGACGAAGATTTACTCCGCCATCCAGAAGATGACTAATCGGCGGCATGAGGAAAACTGGAAGTTAATGGATGAAGCTTGCAGGAAGAATGGGAAGCAGCCTCCGGTATTCAAGCCTAAACCGGCAGCAGTAGCCACAAAAGCAACTCACCTTTCATTCATTAAGGCACTCCTCCGGGCTGCTGAACGCGAATGGAAGATGTTGGATAAGGCTCCGATCATCAAAGTTCCTCAGCCGAAAAATAAGCGTATCCGCTGGCTTGAGCCTCACGAGGCAAAAAGGTTGATTGATGAATGCCCGGAACCGCTAAAGTCAGTCGTAGAGTTTGCGCTTTCTACTGGCTTAAGGCGGTCTAACATTATCAATCTGGAGTGGCAGCAGATAGACATGCAACGAAAGGTGGCATGGATACACCCGGAACAAAGCAAGTCTAATCATGCCATTGGAGTGGCGCTGAATGATACCGCTTGCCGGGTGCTGAAAAAGCAAATCGGCAATCATCACAAATGGGTGTTCGTCTACAAGGAAAGCAGCACCAAACCAGACGGAACTAAATCACCTGTAGTGAGGAAGATGCGCTATGACGCTAATACTGCATGGAGGGCAGCATTAAAACGAGCGGGCATTGAAGACTTCCGTTTTCATGACCTGAGGCACACGTGGGCAAGTTGGTTAGTTCAGGCTGGCGTTCCGATTTCGGTATTGCAGGAAATGGGTGGCTGGGAGTCTATCGAAATGGTTCGCAGATATGCTCATCTGGCACCAAATCACCTGACTGAACATGCTCGACAAATTGACTCGATTTTTGGTACTTCTGTCCCAAATATGTCCCACAGTAAAAATAAGGAAGGTACGAATAATACGTAA